AGTCCATTTTAATTTTAGCTTCTAATTTCTTAAAGTGTCCCATTAAAGGAACTTCTAATTCAGCAGTCAATCCCATTTGCTCAGAAGTAACTGTATCATACTCAATGTTAGGCAACTCTACTTCAGATATTCCAGCAAGGTCATTAGATCCATTGAAATATGTTTCAGCATCTATAAGAGCATTAGGTATTTGTTTTCTTCCCATTATTTCCCTCCTTTTTAAGCTGTTAAGCTTTCAGCAAATTTTTGTAATGCATCAACATCATAAACTTTCTTGAAAGTTATAGATTTTGCTCCTGGTATTATTCCAAGTTCTATAGTCCAAGTAATATCTCCATTTATGATATCTATTAAGCTATTATCTTCTGCATAGAAATTAACTTTAGCAGATAATAGCTGGTCTGCAGCAACAAGAGCATTTAATCTAATATTCATAGATTTCTTCATTGTTTCAGCCATTTTTAAACTGAACTTTTTATCCACATTATTAAAATATGATATAACAAGCTCATTTCCAATGTATTTAAACATTCTACGACCATAAATGTACTTGTCTTTTGGGTCTGTTGCTAAAGGATTCTTAGCTGTTTCAGAACCCCAACATCTCCAACCTTTAAAGTTTATGGCAGTAACGACACCGTTTTTATTTAAAAAATTGGCTTGCTGTTCCTTATCTAATCTAACCTCTTCATATTTTCCACTTGCATTTTTCCATACAAAAGCATCCATTTTATATGAATAGTTAGAAGGTCCTTGACTTGGAACTCCGTTGTTTTCTCCATCAACTTTCATAGATAAAGCAGCATAATGGATTGATTGATAATAAATCTCTCCTGCAAGTTTAATTTTTCCATATAACAATACTTGATCGTTACTTAGAATGTTGTTAGTTTCTTTCCATTCAACTAATTCATTATATTTCTTGTCTGCTGGAGCATTTACTAATGCTATTGCTTCAAACATTCCGCCATTCAGTGTCTTAGCCTTAGTTTCCATAATAGCTGCAACATCACTTTCATGAGAAAAATCAGGGACATCTATAAAAGCAGGTAATTCACTATATTTCAAGAAAATTTCGTTTGCTAATTCTACCCCTGTTCTTTTCATTGTTGTACTATCAAATCCACCAATAGCCTCTGTTTTTGTAACTTTAGATAAGTCTACTTCTTCATATTCTATATCTACATTATCTCCAGCTACAGTTGCATAAATTTCTAATCCTTCAGCTGTGTAAACAGTTCTTGCATCAGATATAACTTGTTTACCTGTTGCATTTTTAACTACTACAGATTCAGGAATTACTTTGTGGCTTGGTATTAGCACCTTTCCTTTTTCAAGGGCTTTATTAGCAAGTGTTTTCTTTTCTGATTTATGTGTAGTTAAATCTAAAATATTAACCACATAAAGTGGAGCAACCGCATACAACTCAAAGAAAACTTTGATAGCTTGTGATATAGAGAAATCTAAATCATAAGTGTCTCCAAAGTATTGGATAGCTTCCTGATAAGTTCCTATTCTTATCACTTCATTTACTTTTCTATTTTCTGCTTTAACTTTGTGAATTGGTGCTGTTCCAACTATAAAATGCCCATAATCTAAAACCACAGGTAATTGAAAGGCTGTAGCCCCTTCTTGTTGGTATGTACCATGTTTATAACCCATTTCTACCTCCTATTATTTCATCTACTATAGAATTAAAATATTGATAGTCCTTATTGATTTTTGGATAATCTTCCACAGGAATTAATAATCTTCCAAGCAGTGGATATTTTTCAATAAGTTTCTCAATTTCTTCTCCAAAATACACAGTCCCTCTTACAAAGAGAAACTCAGGTAAATCTAGCTTTTTACCTACATAAATATATGTTTTCATACTATCCCCTTCCAAGTAGTTTTGCTATTTTTCTCTCAACTACTTCTGATGTGTCAGGTACTCCAAATACTCTAAATCTACAAACAGAGTAAAAATAAGGCTCTGCTTCTGCCGTAAAGTACTCTATTGAAAATGGATATGATTGATCCACAGCAAATTTTCCATCTACTGTACTTTCGTTTAGAAACTCTTTTTTCAAATAGTCTCCAATAGATAAGTTACTTAGGTAATCTTTCTCATCTTCCATTTTAGTACCTATCCACACTTCTAAATCCACAGGTACATCATAGTTATCTATCCCATTTCTAGTCTGTTCAAACTTAGTAACCCTTAAAATAGCAAAAGGAAAGAGGTCTTTCTCGCTCTTTCCTTCTTCTCTATCTTCATGATTAATTTCTGGCAACAATCCATGATATACTGTAACTTTCTTATCTTGCAATTTTTCTGTCAAGAAATCAAATATTAGCTTCTCTATTTCAATTATCATATCCCTATCACCCTATTTATCTCATGTTCTAATCTCATTCTGAATTTTTCATCTGCATAGCCTTGTAAATATTCTAGTATTGATAAATTACCAAGCATTTGCGGTGCTGAAACTGACATTAGCCTTTTAATAGTTTCTCTTTTTCTACCATTTTTTGTAATGAATTTACCAGTTCTTTCAAAAGCTCCTAGATTTCCACTTTTATATGCTATAAATGCATTAGGTAATGATTTATACCCTCCTTTTTTTACAGCAGCTTGAACTATTTTTCCTTTTGCCCTAGTCTTAGGATTTAGCTTGAAATGGTCTAACCCTATAACTCTACCACTACTTACGATAGAACCAGTTAAATTACTTTTATTAGTTTTAAAGATATTAACACTACTAAGCAACTTACTTTTCTGAGCAAAATAAGACTCCGTTGTCTTTCTAATTTGCTCTGTTTTTACCATCTCAAGTGAACGATTAATAGCCCTTGAGATACAACCTGGTAACTCACTCTCGTACTTTCCTAGAGTATTGATAATTTCATTTATTCCAGTAGCTTCAACTTTAACTCCTATCATTTTTCATCATACCTCGTTAAGTCTATTTCCAATAGACCCATATCTTCCTTAGTTTCTTCCACTAAATATCTAACTCCATCTACTAAGATTTTTTCCCCAGAATGAGGTGGGTATTTAAAGAAGGACTTTTCTATAAATAGAGTCATTCCTTCAATAAATAACCCCTCATTCTCTAAAGATCTAGTTCTGTTTCTCTGTTTGTTCTGAAATCTCTCTTCATCGATAACACAAACTGTTTCTTTTTTTCCTATTGTATGTGTGTCTCCAAACTCTTCTAAGTTCAAAAAAACACTAGCAAGGTCATTAGTAACTTCTTCTTTAAAGCTCATAGTTATGCCTTTTTAGATTTTTTTGAATTTTTATTAGTTTCTTCAACTTCTGTGTTTTCTTCAGTAGTTTCTTCAACTTCTTCGAGATTTTCAGCTTCTTCAGTAACTTCTTCAGCTTCTACGAGTTCAAGGGATTTAACTCTTTCTATGATATCTGATTCTAAGATATCCACTACTTCACCAGGATTATAAACTATTCCGCAGTAAATAAGTGATTGTTTAACTTTTAATTTCATGCTACCCCTCCTTATTTAACTTTTAAAACTTTTATAGCATCAATATCGAATGGAACAGGTAAAGGTCTTGACTCTGTTCTTACTTCAAGAGTATTAATTTTTGTATCTTCATCTTCAAAAGGTACTCTTTCTGCAACTATTATCCCTTTAGCTATATCTGCGGCAGGTCCATAGTGTAAAGTATTGTTAGATGGTGCAAATAACACTCTTCCTTCTGGAATCATTTTCACTGTGTCATATGTTTTTCCATCTGCTTTTAACACTGAATGTTGAGTTTGGTATGAATAGATAGGGATATTGTAAGGAGCTAAAGTTCCAATATATATAGCCCCGCTTGCTAACTCTTTAGAATCTATTTGCCCAAAATTAGCATTTTTAATATCTAGTAATTTAGCTATTTTTTCATTTTGAGTAAATAGTCTTGCTGCAACTGGATCCATAACTATATGCTCAACTCTTTGTCCTGTAGTTTCACCTATTAAAGTGATTACTGATTCTATGTCTCCTGAGATATCTGCATTTGGTTGATTCCATAATACTGTAGGAGTAATTTCTTGAACTGTTCCATACTCTATTTTGTCTTCAATTCCTTCTCCTTTTACTACTATCGATCCTTTGAACATTAAGTCAATACACATTAACTCTTCTCTTCTGGAGATTTGTTCTTCAAAATCTGCAAAAGCTTCTCCAATTAATTTAGCTTTTTTCTCTTCTGGAGATATTCCCCCATAGATAGTTTCTCCTGCTGACTTAGCAAAGTAAATTTCTTGTGCAGAGAAAGTTTTCTTTGGCGCTACCTTTGGAGCACTGTAGTATTTAGATGCATAACTTCTTTTCACTACTTCTGTTCCTGGTATTAATTCAGATACGAAAGGTGCTACTAACTGTCTTCCCTTTCTATACTCAATTTCCCATTTTGGGTATTCATGAGTTTCATGTTTTGAGAAAAACATGTCTCTAATAAATGTCTTTGGTTTTATAACTGACTGGTCATATAATCCTAAAAATTCTAATAATACTGCCATTAATATCTACCTCCTAATTCTTTTACTATTATTCCTTTTTCTCTAGCTTTTTTGATAAAATCAGCTTTAGCAGTAGCTGCTTTTAGCTCAAGTCCTTCGAAAATAACTTCCCCAAACACTACAACTGTAGTTTTAGTCTTAGCTGTAGTTCCGTCAGCTGTTTCTAAAACTATTC